CCAATAGTTAGAAACCCTACGGCGTCCAGTAGTGTCTGTAAACTCAACACCTTGGAATGAGCCAGAAACTTTACCAGAGTTAGTAGATGTATCAACAACAGGAAGAATTGTTCCGTTGTTAGGATTGTATTGCACAGCTTGTCCTTTAAGGATGTTGCTGGAATACCCGGATGGAATTCCGTTAGTTAGCGCTTGGGCACGTTCCAAACCTGTAGGAAAATATGCAGGGCGCAAACCAAACGGAGCGGATACTGATGACATAGTGTGCTCCTTGCCTATACAAATACAGGCGTTTTAATGGTTTGATCAAAATTCATGCCATTACCTTCAATCGTAACCAATGGACGACCTTTTGCATCGCGAGCTTGTTCTTGTAACATTTCTTGTTGGACACGAATCTTTTCTTGCTCATCTTGAGGAGCATAGTGATGCATCTCCAACATCATATCTTGATAAACATCATTAGGAAGTTTATACAAGACCATTTCGTTACAAGCTACAAAGCCTTCTAGTTCCCCGGACTTAACTCTGTATGCATCAAAGCCTTCAATTTCTTCGGCTTTTACAGGTGTGTATCCAAGTCGCATGCGCTTATGAATAGGATCGTATTGGTTGGTTGTAGATAACCAACATAAGTGAAAACCCGGTACTTCGGGTGGGTTTGGGAGTGCTTCAGGCTGCCACTCCGAGCGGAACGTTCTACGACGCTCCTGTGATGAAACTAAACTATCTTCTGCAGGCGAACGCATTTTATCGCTCAAAGATCTCTCTTCACGGCCTGCACGTACATTCTTTTTAATTCTCTCGTCCATAATTAACCCCTTTGTTTGTTTTCACGATCCCACTTGGCATAATTCTCAATAGCTTTTTGACGTGCTTGTGGGTTATCCCACAAACCTGCTTCTTTCATAGCAGCAACACGTTGCGGACTGAGTCTAAACTCATTCCCTTTTGTACTAGCCATTGATTCTCTGCCAGAGCTTGTTACCATGGATCGGGGCCTTTGACTTCGAGTGCTAGAATTATTATATCCAGGATTTGCACGATGCGGTAAATATTTTTTCATCCGATCGTCCATCTCATCCCAGTAATCATCAGATGTTGGGTCGTAACCCTCTTCTGTCAATTTACGGTCAATACGCTGAGCAATCTCTGAGTCCATGTCTTTGCCGTGAGGATCGTACCAAGGGTTACGCTCCATCCACTCAGCTGCTAGCTTTTGAACCATAGGGTCAGGCAGATTCTGCTCTGGCTGACTTGTGTTCTTAGCAGCACTGTCTCTCATCACTTTCAGTGACTCAAGTTTTCGCTGTGCTTCATACCAAGATTCTTGTGCTCTTGTCAATGCTTCACCATTAGAGTGGGTTACAGCATCTTTCATTTGCATCTTGGCATACTCAACCTGCACGGCTGCATCCTCGATTGCTTTATCGACTCTAGCCAGTTCAGCACCAAATGTCTTCTTCTCCATGGCAGCAACCCTAGATGCAAGATCTTGGTTCTGTTTACGGAGCGATGCTACTAAATGGCTAGACTCTTTAATCTTTTCTTTGTGAAGTTGCTTCTTAAGCTTTCTTTCTTCACGTCTGGCTTCCCTGATTGCTTCACGCTCAGGGTCTATGTCGACCATATCGCCATTGTCATCTTGACCATCATCTTCATTTGATGACTCTTGTATGACTTTAGCAATTTCACTTTCTTCAATCTTTTCTTCAGCCGGGGCAATCTGAACGGATGCACTACCGTCCACATTTTCCTCGATCTGAATTTCCATCTTTTCTGTCGGGTTCATAAAGTTTCCTTCCAAAACTTAGATAAATGCTTTAATGTCACGAGGATCCCCAGTGACTTTGCCAATGAGTTCATGATCATTAAAGAAAGTAAACAGGCATTTGACATTCAGCCCATTTGCATCTATAAAATCAATCTCCCATCTATCACCACCCCACTTAGGCACACGAACGTATTCACCTACTTGTGCCCATGCGCCCTCAGGCCATGGCTCCATAGTGTCACGCTTTCTAAAAGCCAAAGGCCCAATAGCAATGACTTTTCCGACTTGTGTATTCCACTTCTCGGCTTCTTTGGTTTCTTCAGGTAGCACAATCCCAGAAGCAGTTACTTTTTCTTTCACAGCTCTAAGCTGCACAAGTACTCTGCCACCGTATGGTGCCATTAACGGATCTATGCTTGGGAACGCTTCTTCAAGCGTTTGTTCGATATCATTCGACATCTTCTTCGTCCTTTTTGATAAGTTCATTGATAATGTTCAAGGCTTCATCCAAACCTTGGTACTGACCGACAAGACGATGGTAAGACTCAAAATTAACCGGTGTACCAGAGACCAGTACCTCAGTAATCTCTTGTTTACTCTCTTCAAGTCGGCGGATAAGACCGTTGACGTGCATTAACGTCCCCGACCAGATGACTTCTTCATTGGCGCAATGACTACTGTCAAACCGCCTTTAGCATGCCCACCTTTTTTCATTGTAGCAATTTTGCCTGTAGGCTTGCCAATGATTGGTGTATTAGCTTTTGCTGGCAAATTAGCAACTTTAGATTCTGGAATTGCGCCTTTGTTGGCCATCCCACCTTTGGCATAGTGATGCTTTTTAGCAACACCGCCTTTTTTCAAATGATTAGCTTCAGCTTCGCCGTGCATGGCAATCCGCTTATGCATGTTAATAGGTTCAGACATTTGGGTTTCCTCCTAAATTGGATTGAATTTGGTTTTGAGCTTCAAGAACCGTTTGCAGTTGCTCATGTTGCAATTGGGCCGCATCCCTGCTAATCTCTGCGGACTTAATTCTCTCGGCTGTTAGGTTATCTTCACTGTTCATGACAACTTGAGCTTGTAACTTGGCTTGTCTTTCACGGCTTGCATCCTGCGCCTCTTGTGCACGCAACTGAACATCGGCTTTATCCTTAGCAGCTTTCCGTTGTGTCTCAGCCATAGAAGTTTGGACCAAAGCTTGAACAGATGGGTCCTGAGGAGGTTTCGGTTGCAACTGCTGTAAGGTCTGTATCATCTGCTGTATGTTCTGCATAATCGATTGCAGGTTTTCAGCGTCAGCATCCACATGTTTTGCACTAATTGCCAATAATTGTTGTGCTTTTGGCATAATTCTTTGCACTTTCAATGCATCGAATGGTTTTCCTAGTGCAGTTGATGCATATGCATCAATCTGGTTTAAATACCACATATTTAAGTGCTCTTTTGCATGCTCGAGCATCTCGGGTATGAACTTAGGCGCCATAATTGGGTTCGAACCAAAAATCGGGTTAAGCGCATACAACAGATGGGTCTGCAGATGTGAAAGATGGTCTTGTTGAGGAAACGCACCTACTGGCTTACCCATTGACATGGCGACATTTTCCAAAGCCGGGTTCATATCCCTTACTTCTTCAGGATCTGGCAATACTGCATTAATATCAGGCAACTTAATTTGCTTCAGAATCCGTTTCTCAACTTGCAGCCTGTCATAGAGGTCAGGGTTTGCCTGCGCTCTAGCGGCTAATGTCTGAATTTGTGCATACCGTTGCGATTCAGCAAAGATATGTGGGTCAGACACAGGAATAATGTCAGAATTAATCTTAAAGTCATCAACAGAGATTGGAATGTCTTTTACAATCTCATTTTTGTGCTGTTCGTCAAGATACCAACGGTTAATCCTTGCTAAGACTTTCAATACTCTACGCTGACTGTCATGCAGTCTAGCATGAATTGAGCTAAAGACCGCCGCACCTTGCTCAATCAATGCCTGAGCAGTTCCAACAGGCATCTGGCTGCTAGCATCAGCAATCTTCTCTTCAGAAGTTGTGACCACGCCTTTCGCAGCATCTGTTAACCAGCCAAGTAACTGGAACAGAACCGGTGAAGGTTGTGGGAAAGGCACTTGCATTGCAATCTTACGAATATCATCAACACCAGGAGCCCCTTCAATCTCAGCAACTTGTGTTGGCTCAATGACTGTGGTTTGTCCAGAGATCTTGCCGCCTTTTAGCTTTAGCATTGTAGGCGCAGTCACAA